ACCGACTACTCGCTGACCGAGCTCTCCGGCAAGGTGAACAACGGCAACGGCACTCCGCAGGCCTTCACGCTCATCAAGCTCATCGAGCCCGCATCTTCTAACGAGATTGGCAACTAAACTCTCTCTCACAAGTTCATAGTTACTTGAAGTCGGCTGGCGGGACTCCCCGATGCAACAGCAAAGGCCGTGAGGCCCGCCAGCTTTAAAAGGAAAATCAATTATTAACCCTCGCAGGAATAAAGCAATGTCTCTGATTACAGACCAGGTATTCTACAACGCACTGCGGCAGAACGCCGACCTCATGGCAATGGTGGGCGGACGCATCGAGAATACGTCCATCCCCGTGCCCGACGACGACCTGCTGAACCAGCCGCTGCCCTACATCATCATCACCTACGATGGTATGCAGAACGACGGGTTCACCAAGGACGACGACTATGAGGGCAACGTCGACCACGTGCAGATAGGCATCGAGGCGGCAGCTCCCGACCGCGAGACGCTGGGCGACATCATGCAGTCTGTACGCGCCACCGTCAAGGAGTACTTTGCCAACGCAGAGGAAGGAAGCGAAGACTACGACCTCGTACCCTTCGGCTACGCCCTGAAGGCCACGCCAGTCGCTTACGACTCCCTGGTGCCATGTTATTACCAGACGCTGCAATACGAATGCGACACAAACACAGAATAACAATATGGGAACAATTAAAGGACAAAACCTTCGCGTCATGGTAGGCGGCAAGTGCATCGCCATGGCCACTTCGTGTACGTTCCATGTAGGAACCAGTCTGACCGATTCGTCAACCAAGGACTCTACAGGCGACTGGCAGGAGCAGGAAGTCACCGGCCTCTCGTGGGACGCCCAGACGGAATCGCTCGTCACCCTCGAGGACAACGGTACCAACGGCGAACTGCCCGTAGACCTCATGTCGCTCATCATCAACAAGACGCTGCTGACGCTGACCTTCGACCAGACCTCCGGCACCAACAACCGCGTAGCACAAAACGCTGCCATCAAGCGTACTGGCCAGGCCTATCTGACGGACTTCAGCATCCAGGCTCAGAACCGAAACAACGCCACTTGCAGCTGCCAGTTCACCGGCACAGGCCCTCTCTCTTGAATCCGATTCGCAAGGGGTCCCGTAGCCAATAGGGGACTACGGGACTCTTTTTCCTTGACTCTTTAAAAACAGAACAATCATGGCAAAAATACTTGGTCAACACCTCCGGCTATTCACCGAGAAAAACGGCGAAATGCAGTGCATAGCAGCAGCCACAAACAACGTAATACACATATCGGCCGACGTTGCCGAGGACACCACCAAAGACAGCGACGGCGACTGGATTGAGAACGGCATCGTAAGCCTTAATTGGGACACCAGCGCCGATGCCCTGGTACTCATCGACAACGCAGAGACGGCTATCACCGCCGACGACCTGCTGACAATGATGGAGGCCGAGATTCCCATCTATGTAAAGTTCAGCACGGCTGCAGGCCAGAACAACCGAGTTGCACAGAATGCGCTGCTGAGCGGCTATGCCATCATCAGCGACTTCAGCACCAACGCTGCCGTCGGCGAAGATGCCACCTACACCGTGCAGCTGCAAGGCGTGGGCGACCTGAGCATCCGCAAGACCATCGTCGACCGCTATGCTGTCGACGGCGCCACCCCTGCCGCCATCGAGAACGACGTCATCAGGTTCACGCGTGCCGGCGGCAACGTGAGCATCCGACTTTTCACCGCAACAGGCATCGGCTCGAGCTACTCCGTGAGAGTGGAAAGCACGTCGAAAGCCTACAACATCAATCAGCAGGCCGACTATACAGACATCACCCTCACCAGCTCGTTCAGCGACAAGAGCTTTGCCGTCATCTTTGGCACAGGCGGAGGCTATATGCAGAGAGTAGAAATCAACATGTAACACTAAAAAACATCAAGAACTATGAACGAAAAAACCGTGAACATCCTCGGAAAGGAGGTACGCCTGCGCTATTGCGCCGCCACCGAAAACGGATTCGAGACTATCCGCGAGAAGAGCATCAGCAACATGGACTTCACCAAGCAGGAAGACCTCATCACGCTGGCCGTGTGCGCCATCGTTGCAGCCTATGCCAGGAGGGAGGAAGAGCCTCCCGTGACCAGTCAGGACATCATCTATGACTGCACGCCTGCCGAAATCGTAGAGCTCGTGACGGCCGTCATCGAACTCCGAAATGAGTGGTACAAGGTGCCAAGCGTAGTCGAAACCGGCGAAGAGACGCAAAGCGACGACGAGGAAGAGGAAGCGCCAAAAAACTAACCACCGCCCACGAGCGATTTCAGATGCTCGTGGGCGAAATCGGTATCCCTCGCCGTGAGTTCCTCTACGAGATGACTCACGTCGAGATTCTGCTGACGGTTCGAGGCTACTTCGCCCGACAGCACTCCTCATGGGAACAGGCTCGCCTCATTGCCTACTGCGCCAAATTCTGTATGGGCAGCAAGACAACCCTTCCGACGCTCCGCGAATGGCTCCCGTTCAAATGGGAACGACGAAAGACCTACAGCAATGGTACCACAATGAGTGACGAGGAAGTGCAACGCCTGCGCGACCTCATACGCAAGGAGAATGAGAAGTAACATAAAAATTCAACCCGTTGAATTTCGCAATTCAACCTGTTGAATTGCTCAACTCAACCTGTTGAATGTATTTTTTTTACTAAAATAAAACGATATGGCAAAACTGACATTAAAGGTCAAGAAGATTGGATTTAAGAATCCTCAGACCAAGCAGGCGGGATTTGTAGCCCGCGTAGTGACTAACGGAACTGAGACGTTCGATGACATCTGCGAGATTGCAGGCATGAACACCACCTACGCCCAGGAGGAAATCGTGGCCTGTGCCGGACTGATGCTCAAGGCAGCTGCCCGTCAGCTGAAGAACGGCAAGATTATCGACTTGGGACCTCTCGGCAAACTCTATCCAAGCGTATCGGGTAAGTGGGTGGAGAAGGAGGAAGACCTCGCACTGACCGACCTCACACCCCACACCAACTATCGCCCCTCGCAGGAGGTGAGTGAGGCCATCAAGGGTGCCACCCTCGGATGGGCTACCGCCAAGGACGAAGGCGAGACAGAACCCACCGACGACAACACCAACACAGGCGGCGAAGGCGGCGGTGACACCCATTCTGATCTGGAGGGATAAATTCTTAAACTCTCTTAAAATTTTAGGCGATTTCTTGCAACTTTGCGGGAAATCGCTTATCTTTGCATCGTTCAAAGTTCAAGTCGGGCATGAAGGTCGCCCGCAAAGGCGGCATTTTTTATGCCATAGACATAAGGGAAATAATGCTAATGCAGCACCGCGTGGGGTATGGGATAACCACCCCAAGGTCTTCCGACTTGAAGCCTGAACAGCGCGTAGTGCTGCATATTTTTATTGTTCAGATTTCAAGTTATGAATTACAAAAAAGTGAAGGAACACCTCGCCAAAAAGGAGGAAGCAGTGAAGAAAGTTATCGACTTTCTCGGTGTAGAGTACAGCTACGAAGAGATGATGACCGAAATGGCCATTGCTCAGACCATCATCATGCAACTGATGGACATTGCCCACTCTGCCGGACACAAGCAGAGCATGGAGGAAATTGCCATCTTCTTCTCAACCATTCAGTGCCTGCTCATCAATCTTCAGGACTTGTCGGATTTCGCTAAACTTGAAAACCAAGAGGAGGACTGAGCCATGAAGGAAATCATCGAAGACTACAAGCGTGAGAACTTCACCGCAAAGGAGTGGGTAATGGGTGCCGTCGGCGCCCTGGTGTTCACCATCTTAACCGCAATCGTATGAGCTTATGGAAGAGGTTTGGAAAGACATCAAGGGCTTTGAAGGCCTTTATCAGGTCAGCAATATGGGAAGGGTGCGCAGCCTTGACCGTGACATCGTTTTCACATATAAAGGAAAAGTACGTATAAATCATTATAAGGGTAAAATAATGAAACTTATAAATGACGGTAGAGGATATTTTCAAGTTAATCTCGGCAAAAGACATTACAAAGTACATAGATTAGTAGCCATTCATTTTATTGATGGCTATCAACCAAACTTAGTAATAAATCATTTGAATGAGATACGAACAGACAATAGAGCTGAAAATCTCCAGTTTTGCACAAGAGGTTCTAATGTTTTATATAGTTTTAATATTCATGGATCAAACAAATTAGGAAAACAAGTTAAACAGTTTGATGGTAAAGGAAGATGTTTGTCTGTGTATAGAACAGCTAAGGACGCAGCAAGAATTTTAGGACTTAATTATGGTAGATTTATAGAATTACTCAAAAAGAATAAATGCCAAAGGAAAGGTTATATTTTTCAATATTGCGATGATTTAGTAGATTTTATTGAAGAATCAGATACAGATGTTGTAAGCGCTTTCAAACGAAGACAATAGACAGTAAAGTAAACCCAAAACCTCAAAATGCGCGGTTAGTGTATAGTTGCACTAATCGCGCATTTTTTTTATGGCACTTGAAATTAATCAGCAATATTTAGAAAATCGGCGGCACGCGCTACAGGCTTGTATGGCCGTCAACAGCGACTTCGGAAAGCGGCTGCGCGAGTTGATATTCCAGGAACTGAAGGCGTCGCGGGAACGGATTGTCAAAGATATTAAGTTCGACAACGGCGACCCGCGCGGCACACGCTATGCCGTAAAACGATACATTGCCAGCAAATACCTCGGCGGTATAGTGAGCATCAGGGAAGGCAAGGCATCTGGTAACAGAAACAGTTACGAGGCTCCACGTAAACTTCGACATGGTCAGCGTGGCGGAAACAGGATGCTGCGGAGCCAGCGCACCGACGATATGTTGCACTACGGCCCCCAGGACAGAAGCATGATTCTCCGCTGGGCCAATTCAGGCACGGCCCCCCGTTATGCTGCCGGACGCAACGTCACCGGGAAAGGTAACCGCAGAGCCTTCTTCAAGATGCAGGAAGAAGGCGACTGGTATCGTGGTTCAATAGCCCCGCGCAACTTTTTCGCCACCCTCGGCCAGCCCGCAATGGAGCGAGCCGTCAGAAACCTCGGGCAGATGGTCGACGAAGAATTCAACAAGTTACTCACGGAATAATTTAAGACTAATATGGCAGGAACATCAGTCCTTAAGCTCAAAGTTGACGACAAAGAATATAGCGCCTCACTACGTCAGGCGCAACAGGGCATGCAACACTTAGAGCAAGCCCTTCAAGCGGCTGGCAAGACCTTTAACCAGGTT